AGCGCGGCCCATGAGGCCGGATGGATTGATACCGTGCGCAGCCGCCAGTTCACGCTGACTCATTGTGCCGTGAACGTATTCAACGCGCAGTGCAGACCAATTGGTGCGCTTTCTGGGTTCAGCCATCAAACGCCTCCCCGGTTTCAGCGTGGACAGCCTTTTGCCCGGTGAAGTCCTGCCACCGCTTGATGATCACGTCGCAGTATTTCGGGTCGAGTTCCATCAGGCGCGAGTGTCGACCATGCTTCTCGGCTGCAATCATGGTTGTTCCAGATCCACCAAACGAATCAAGGACGATGTCAGCACCCTTGGTGTTGTTGAGCATTTGATAGGCAAACAGCTCGACTGGCTTCATGGTCGGATGCTCACCGTTGCGAGATGGTTTGTCGAACTCAAGGATGGTGGTTTGTTTGCGATCGGATGCCCAGAGGTGCGCAGCGCCATCCTTCCAGCCGTAGAGGCACGGTTCGTGCCGCCAATGATAATCCTGCCGTCCCATGACCATCGATGACTTCCGCCAGATCAGGCACTGACGCACTGTCCAACCCGCATCGCGCGCCGCGCCCCGGAAATTGTAGCCTTCGCTGTCCGCGTGCCAGATGTAGAACACCGCGCCCGGCTTCATCACCGTGCTGGCCGTGACATAGGCATCGCGCAGGAACTGACGGAATTCATCGTCCGCCATGTTGTCATTCTGGATGGTCAGCTTTTCCTTGGTGCCGCCTTCGTACGCCACGTTATAGGGAGGATCAGTGAGCCACATATCAACCAGCCCCCCCCCCGTGAGGGTCTGCATGTGATCGATGCTCGTGCTATCCCCACACATCAGCCGATGATTGCCCAGCACCCAAACGTCACCAAGAACGGTCTTTGGCTGCTCAGGCACATCGGGAACAGCGTCCTCGTCGGTCAACCCTTCAGTTGGTTCTGGCTCCAGCAGCCCATCGAGGAACTTATCGTCGAAGCCAAGGATATCGAGATCAAACCCTTCCAGGTTCAGATCCTCGATCTCCGCCTTGAGCATCTCGATGTCCCACCCAGCATTGAGCGCCAGCTGGTTGTCAGCGATCACCAGTGCGCGCTGCTGGGCCTTGGTGAGGTGATCGAGGATAATGGCCGGCACTTCACCCAAGCCAAGCTTACGAGCCGCCAGCAGCCTTCCGTGGCCAGCGATGATGGTATTCTCGCCATCAATCAGGATTGGGTTGGTCCATCCGAATTCACGGATGCTGGCAGCGATCTGTGCGACCTGGGCATCGGAGTGGGTGCGGCTGTTGGCTGCATAAGGAATCAGTTCAACGACTGGGCGCTGTTCAATCTTTGGGGTCATCGTCTCAGGTTCCACAGGAGGACTGGTAGCACTATCATAACAATTCCGGCCCATCCCGCCAAGGCATAACCGGCAATGATGGCAAAGGTGTAGATCGCGCCATTGAGAGCGTCACGCATTGTCCTGCTCCAGCTTGTCGACCACCAGCTGGGTATAGCCGACGATATCGACCCATGAGTCAGCATAGGCTGGATCGCCATTGAGGATCCGCTCGATCTTGTGCGCGACCATTTCGAGCGCCTCCTTCATGTGGTCGGGAAGCTCTGCCCAGTTGGTGCTGTGGCGCATCGCCTCCTTGATGTTTTGAGTGATGGTCGCGTGGTCGGCAAAATCGCCATAGCGCGAACCTCGTTCTTCCAGAATCTGACCTATTTCCATTTTCATCTCCTATGCCCCTTGCCCCCAAGTATGGGTGATGCCCCTTGTTGCCCCTAGCCTATAGGCTTTAGGGGCATTCAGGGGCAGGATTTCACCCTTTTACCCCCAAATGCCCCTATTGCCCCTTTTTCGTTTTAGGGGCATTTAGGGGCATGAATTGAGAACCACCGATCGCCCACTTTTTCGTATCGATGAGCGCCTTTTTTGGGTGCCACGATCTCGATATGTGTCACTGCAGGAAATGCCCTAAGCGACCGCCTGATTGTGCCACTCATGTCAGGTGCGTTCATGTCTGCAAGGTGGTAGGTCATCTTGGTTTCGGAATCCTGGGTGAGCCTGACAACATGGCACTGCATCTCGTCGCACCAGATTCCGTCATCTAGTTGGTCGCTCATTGGTCTGCTCCTTTTTTGCCCATCAGCATGGCAGCTGACTTCACTGGATCGATGATCCTCCATCCGTGTTCATAGACCTCGATCACGCCAGCGTTGAGCATGGCCATGACGATTCCGGTGTCGCGTGATGGATCAATCTTGTTTCTGATTGTTTTTTCTGCGTAGCCCATCGAGGCAGCGAGAAAGTCCTTCATGGCTGATCGTGATACGTATGGCATATCTTGCCGTGTTTCGGCCCCAGAGGCCCACCAGGCGCGTTCCCAGATCCTTGCGGTCTCATCATGCTTGGAGGGTTTCTTGTGCGGCTTCTGCTCGCTGGCATCCTCGTCTGGGATGGCCACGCAGGTGGTGGCTTGTCCGCCAAACTTGGTGGCCCCCATTTCAACGATCTCAAGCTTGAAGTAGATGGCCTCGCCTTTGGATGGCAGTTCGCGCTGCTTGGTGACGCTGGCTGATCGCACCCCGTCCTTTTCAGTCACCTCGATCTCGGTGTCGATATGGGCGCGAATGCCTGACCAACCGCGTGCGCCTCTGGCTGCGTCTTTGCCGTTGTGGTGAATAATCATCATGGCAGCGCCGGTCGCAAGGCAGACTTGCTCGAACCGCGCCATGACTGGTCCCATGTCCTCGCCGCTGTTTTCGTTTGCGCCTGCGGACATGCGGGCGAGGGTGTCGGCAATGACCAGCCGCACTGGCCTTCCCTTGATCCGTTCAATCTCTCGGATGGCCTCGATCACATCAGAGGCGTCGGTTTCGCCGTTATAGAAATTGAGTGGCACCGGGATCATGGCGAGGTTCTCAAGGTCGCAGCCGTAGAACCGTTTGATGGCTTGGAGGCGTGACCGAATGCTGCCTGGCGCTTCGCAGGCCAGATAGACAACGAGGCCGGGATCGGTCTTGCGTCCGTAGCATTCCGCGCCTGTGGCGATGGCGGTGGCAACTGAAAGCGCCCAGAATGTCTTGCCTGAATTGGAATCCCCATAGACGACTGTGGTCGATCCGATGGTCATCAGGTTTTCGACCAGTTCGTTCGGTGCTTCAAACTCGGTCGAAAGCTGATCGCCAAAAACGACCTTCAGCTTGTCGAGAACAGCTTTTCCGGTGAGTGGCATCAGCAAGGTTTTGAGATCATGCCCTGCCTGGACGTAATCGTTGGCATCACCATCGATCGGAGGCATGACCACGCGTGCGCCGTATTTGGCTGAGGCTTGGTCGGCATATTTCTGGCCGGTGCCGGAGGCATCATTATCTGCCACGATGATGATCTCCTGCGTGGCTCCGTGCTTTTCTCGGATGGTTCCGGTTACTGGGACCAAGTTAGAGGCGGAATAAGCAACGATGCAAGGACGATTAGTGATCTCGTGGATCGTGGCGGCTGTGGCAAAGCCTTCGGCAATGTAGATCACGCCAGGCTCATCGGTGGTTCCGACCATCCAGAAGCATCCGCCAGTCTGACCACCGCTGTGATAGAGCTTCCCGCCATCCTGATCGATATACTGGATCGATGCCAGCTTGCCTTCTGGTGTGAAGAGCGGAGCCATAAGGCGACCATCTGCGGTGATGCGGGTTCCGTGCGCCTGGACGCCTTTGCGCGCCAAATATGGGTGATCCGGGCTGGCTCCCATGCCGTTCGACCAGATCAGCTCTGCGGTGTCAGCCACTGCCTCGCGGTGCCGCTTGATCTCTGCATCGCGGGTTGCTTTGGCTTCAGCCAAGCGCCTTGCGTGCGCCATTTCCTCAGCTGGGCTGATCTGCCGGCCAATGTCCGCGCGCCATGTGACTTCTATCCCAGCGCGCCAGCAGCCGAAACGTCCTGCAGGAACGCCATCTGAATAGGCCACATACCAGCCGGATTTGTCATGCCCTGGCTTGCCTTTGGTGCCGCTATTGAAGCGGTGCATCTTGCCATCGAGGATGATTTCGCGTGGTGGCGTCATGCCAGCTGAAGAAATAGCATCACGTAATTGCAGCTGCGGCGGATCTGGCTCAATCGCCTTTGGCGGTGACCAAGGACCACCCAGTATATTCGTCAAATCAGCCATTATTCCCCCTGCCCCTTTAAGTAACACGCCAAACGCGTCAGCGTCTCAAGCTTTGGATTATCCTCTTTGCCATCCCTGATGCGAGTGATGGTGTTTACGTGAAGCCCCGTTCGATCCGCCACTATTTTAGGTCGTCGATCAGACAGACCCTGCCTGATCCAATCAAGCTCTACCATGCGGTTAACCCCCCTGCGATGTGGTTTTCCCCCTTTACATAGGTTAGTCTGTCCTGTAAAGACCACCTCACGCACCGACTGGATTGTCCGACTGGTGCTGACAAGGAGAGCCTCTAATGGCAATCAATTTGAAGAAGACTGGCGGCTTGACCGCTAACGGTGTCAAGCTTCTGGTCTATGGCCAAGCTGGCGCTGGCAAGACGAGCCTGATCCGCACACTGCCGAATCCGGTAGTGCTATCGGCAGAAGGTGGCCTGCTTTCCATTCAGGATGCCGACCTGCCGTTTATTGAAGTCAACACGATGGATGAACTGCGCGAAGCTTATAGCT